TCCGGCTTTCTTCAACAACTCTTTCAACCAATCCATCTGTTAAGTCTCCCTCCATACTTTTTTATACTGGTCAGTGCCAGTCTTGGGTTCTTGTCTCTTTATGCCCTGACAATACTAAAGAAGGGCAGAAAAAACGTCGCTGTTAAACTATGCTTTGCTGTTGCGTATGTTCAGCAATTCGTTTCCTTGCTATTTCGCAGTATTCTTCGCTAATGTCAATGCCGATATAGTTTCGCCCGTTTAGTAACGCCATTTTAGCTGTCGTACCGCTTCCCACAAACGGGTCTAACACTAAATCACCTTCGTTACTCCAACTTATAATATGGTCTTGTGCTAATTGTTCAGGAAATGGAGCGGGGTGTCCCTTAACACTACAAGAAGCATATTCCCAAACATTGCACTTGATTTTATAGTCATTTACAATATGGTTTTTGTTCTTTTCTTTTCGGTCATATCTTAATTTATCATTTTCGCCTCTTTGATATGAAACAGCTCTTTTCCCTGCGTGTTTGCATTTTTCTTTGATGTAATTGCAACATTTAGGCTTTCCCTTGCTAAAAACAAACATATATTCAAAACATCCTGTATATCTATATGCTGTTGTTGGGTCTATTGGCGGAAACTTTGTTTTTTTATAAATCATTGTGTCGTGCAAATTAAAGCCTATTTCCTTAAAATATAATGCCTGTCTAAATGATGTTCCTGTTTCACTACCTTTAATTGTTGCATCTCCTACTACCCAAACAACCACACCGCCATCCTTTGTAATGCGGTATAGTTCTTTTGCTATCCCCTCAAAATCAAAAGAGAACCCGTTATAGGTTCTCAGATTATCGTATGGCGGCGAAGTTACCGTTAAATCTATACACTTATCAGGCAATTCCCTCATTACCTCTAAGCAATCTCCGCATATAATCTGATTGACAGGTAAATCCATAGCTTACCCTCCTACCGGCTCCTTTTAATATAAGTAAAATAAAAAACGCCCGGAGGCGTTTAATAAAGTCTTTGTTCTCAGTTGCGTATTTTATCTTCGTTTGCTCAAAGAAAAACCGGCTTGTTATCGCCGGTCGTTTATTATTAAGTTTCTAATATACTCGCTTATGTTGGGCTCGCCGCTGGGCTTTATGTAGCCCAACTTCTTTGCTTTCGCCTCCGCTTTTTTCTTTACCACCTCCGGAACCCTTATGGCTATTAATACTGATTTCATTCTTCTTCCTCTCCTAATTCTTCCTCCTCATCTTCCTCAAACTCTCCTAAATCTTCTGCTGTTATGATGTCGTTCTCTGTAAGACCTCCGTAGGAGTACCCGTTGTCGAACCGCAAGTACACCGGCCGGTCCTCCTCAAAATCCGAGAGGAGTTCGATCAGTTCCCCTACCGTGAGGGTACTCACACACTGGCTCGGCTCGTACCCGTTGTTGTTCGCGTTAATGAATACCGGTTCTCTTTTCATATTAAAACCTCCTTCCTTTTGTCATCTTTATTGTATCATGATTGTTATACAATGTCAAGAGGTTTTTCTAAAATGTTTTAAGAAATTTAATAGTAGTGGAAGGTATGCCGAAACAGGAAAAACCTAAAAAGAAAAGCACCTGATTAATATTTTATCAAGGTGCTTAGTTTTTCATATGTTCTTCAGGCTCCGGTGGATATTCACCGTATACTTTAAAGTATTTTTCTCTATATATTTCCCAGTTTTCTTCCCATGTTTTAGTGTAGTCGGGCACGTAATCAACTAAATCTAAACCAATTGGTACGTCTTTATTTTTCATTAGGCATCACCCTCCTGTATTCCCATCCGTATTTCTCTGCTAAATCCATAACGATTCTATGAGAATGCTCTTTCCATGCCTGCTGTTCCGTCATTTTCCCTGATACCACTTGATTACAGAAATAATCGAAATGTTTTTTATTAATGGTATTATACTCCTTTTGCAGTGTCCTCCAGTCAACCCTTTGCCCGCTTCCTATTGACAATACATACTTTGTTCTATCATGACCTATGACAGAAATGGTGTTTATAGATTTACGAACAACTAAATTGCCAATATCCTCTACCGAAAAGCTGCTACTTCTGGGATGATTGTGCACTTGTATAATACTATTCGGTTTAGCTTGTTTTAATAAATCAATTAAAGCCCGGGGGAATCTAACCTTATCGCTGACCCCTGCTACCTTGGAGTATATACTTTCCCCTGTCCTTGCGTCAATATGCAATAAGCATTCCGTTCCAGTTTTTAGGCCGTGCTCTAGTGCTCCAGTCAGTGCTTTTGCTAGGCCTATTTTAGCATCTTCAGGCAAGCCTTCTACTTCGATGTAGTTTTTCTCCTCTTTTGGAGTCAAGTCCAGTTCTCTTTCAAGCTCTTCAATCTCTTTGTCCAAGTCAATATAGAGACCATAAGCATGCCTGCAGTTGCCACACCATGCCGTTCTCCCTTTTCGCCTTACCCATAGAACGTGGTTTTTCTCCAGCTCTGCACAATACACCATATCGTCATAATATTCCTCGGTTATCTGAATACCTCTATGTCTGCAAGATGGGGAAGCATTGTGCACCGAATGCGGGGACGTGTTTTCAGCAATAACCCAAACGTCTCGATTTATGATATAGTCGCCGTTTCTAAAAGAAACTTTTTTCCCGCCGCATTTCTGAATATAGAAGTACGGGTAATTACCCGTTTTCAATATACATTCCCCTATTTGCTCTGCAAGTCTTTCGCTGGAAGTAAAATATTTGTACTCAACTGATTTCAGATTTTTCTCTGGTCTATTTACTACTTTAACATTTCCATCACCAAGCCTGTAAGCATCTAAAAAAAGACGTAATATTTCAGGCGGTTGCTGCATAAACCAGCCAGGAATTTGTTTTTCGTGTGACTTGCCGAGCGCCAGGAAGTAGCTTGCCAATTCTTTGCCAGACAATATCAGGCGATTATGACACTCATAGAAGCCGATGCTTTTTAAATCATCATGCATGATTTTCATGTTTTGCTTATCGTGCTGGCTAATGACTACCCTATACCTTCTGTTCTTTCGGTCATATTCGGCATGGCCTTCTGATAAATAATAGCCCAGTAGTTTTGCAAATTGCTCTATGGATATCCCCATAAACTCTTTTACGCTGGTATCACCTTCCCACTTCGCTGTTCTCGGAATTTTGAAGTTTCTTTCTTTTAATCGCTCCGCAGCCACGAGCCTATATCGTACAATCTTCTCGCCTTTTAAGTGAGAGTTCATGCCAACATACATATTGTGGTCTGGAGTTACAAGTAAATCAAGTGAATTACTCTTAAACCTCATCATGTTTCCTGTATAGTGATATGACACAACGCTCTTATAGTCAACCCATTCAACGTAATGGGTTTCAGGATTTAGCGACAGAATTTTCTCGCCGCCGGACAACTCGTAGAAGCGCCGCCAGCCTTGGTCTGTGTAAACCTCAGTGTCCTTAGAGTAACAATTCGGGTGGAAAAGTCCGGCCGCCTTCGCCTCTTCCAGCGTCGGGTATCCTTCCGTTTTCCCTGTGATGCTAAGTATCTTTCCTTGCCATGGCTCACACAACGGGCAGGCTCCTCTGTGAGTACTTATCTTTATCAAGTCATGTCCCTGCTCCACTAACCGGTTTGCTGTGCCTTCAAGATGTGCCTGCATGGTAGTTGTCCTCGCTACCATCTCCGTATATGTCCGCATGTTCCACATCCGCCCGGACCTATCCTTAAATCCTGTTACTCCACGTTCTGCAAGCTGCTCCCTGAATCTTCGGGCAGTCTGCTGCCAGGTGTCATATCCTACTACTGCGCCCCGGACATTCTCAAGCGCAAGCTCCCGGTATATATCGTTCACCTGCCGGCCTATCACCTGTACAACGTCCTCAAACCTCTGATAAGCATTTTCGGCTAAAACCTGAGCGGCTTGCTGATGAATAGCCCCAAAACCGGCTTTTACTGAAGCGCCCACATCTTTCAACATTGCATCAGCGGAATATAGCCCCTGTGAATAAACTCTTGGGATCGCTTCAGTACACCAGGTCCGGTTTCCATCTCTTAGCTGCTGCAGGATGACTTCAATATTCTTCTTCATCTGCGCCAGGTATTCTGTTTTATTGCCCCGGAGCAGTGCCCGGTTCAGCCGATCAAGTATTTCCCGCTCGGCCTGCTCGTAGAATTTAACAAGCCGGTTGATTTCGGCGTCGCTGAATTGCCTGACATCTGCCATTATTCTTCACCTTCGCCTTCGCCCTCTGCCGGCGGCAAGGTGATAGGCGGCAGTTCGGTAGTCCCTTGTCCTGCTTGTTCGCCCCTGATGCGGTCTATTTCCTCCTGTAGTGCCTGCCCCTCCAGTCCATATAGTCTTCTTAGTGAGCTTTCAAGGCTGGTCAAGCCGGCGGTGTACCGTTGCACCTCGTTCTGGGTGAGCTCGACATCATCATCAGGCAAGCCATCCTTCCAGTCGATATGGATATTTTCAAGCACTACTGCCCCGCTCATACCCTGAGCCTTCTCCAACAGCGAAGCCAGCCATAAAACCTCTTTTAGCGCCGGATCAAACCTCAAGCGAATCCTGTTTACTTTCGCCAACGGAGCCATCATCAAACGCCTTAGCGCTGTGCCTGATTCGGCCAGTCCCGCCTTGAGCTGCCCAAATGCCGCTGCTGAGGTTTCGGAAATAATATATAGCTGCTCCATGAGCAGGTCGATCTGCTTAAATGCTGCCTCGAGTTGTCCGTCCCATGTGACGTACCCGGGCGGCTGTTCCCCCTGGCTCACCGGAAAGTATTTACCTCCGCCCCGGTAGCCCCATTGCCCGGTTGCTGGATCGTGCTCAAGTGCCGTGTCCGGCCCATACATATTCGGGTCTGCGTGTTTGTCCAGGATTCGGCTTATCTGCGCTATTCTAATCTCCAATTCCTGGATAATGCTGTCTAGGTCCGAGTAATCATCAAGGCCAGTTACCCTGTCGGTTGTAAGGATGTTATTTACCGGCACAACAAGGAATTCATCAACGCCGGTCTCCGTTTCGGCCTGCTCTATGGCCGGGCCGATGATGCCGTTCTCGATCGGATATTTCGCCGTAATTATCCTGCCCCGCTCGTGAATCTCGGTTTGGAGATACTTCTTTGTAACGGTCTTGCCCCGCTCCTGGGTGTCCTCTTCGTAAGTCCATGCCAGCACATGGGCCTGGATCTCTTTAATATTGTCCGGCGAGACCACCGGAAACCAGATCGCCGGCTGCTGGCCTTCGATTATGGCCCTGCCGTCATATCGGATCTTGAACAAGCCGGTACCGTAGCGGGAGACATCCAGGGCCACCTCATAAGCAACATTGAAAAGGCCGTTGTCTTCGATGATTCGCTCAACAGCCTGCTGTTCTTCGCTTTCCTGGTCACCGGCCGTAATCCTCGGCGGCTCGCCCAGGAGCAGATCCGCAAACAGGAGCGTCAATCGTTTATGCCAGTTAAGCACCATTTCAAGTGTCGCTTGCTGGTCCTCACGGAGCAGCCTTATCCAGTCTTTATATACCTGCTCATGTTTTCCTTCAAAAAGCAATCTATTTTGAGCATATCGTTCAATCCGCTCTGCCTCTGTAGGTGGCGGCCAGGGGTTTCCGGGAGAAAGAAAATTTATACTCGTAAGCAATATTATCACCATCCTTACCAGCCCGGCGGCTTGTCTACCGGCCTTTTTACAGTATGAACCATGTCCTCACTCAGGGCATAGCGGCAGCAATCTATACTGTGATTGTCCTTATCCGGGAACTGGCTTTTCACTATGCCGTTGCGGTCCATTTCAAGCGAATAGTTTATAAATTCCCTCGCCGCCAAAGGGCAGCGCTCAGGGTCAATGATTATCTGTTCCAAATCCTGCAGGAACTTTATGCCGAACTCCACAGAACCGGGCCCTTTCTTGGCTCCTTTGATTTTCATCCCCCATGACCTCAATTCTGCTATACTTTTCGGCTCGGCACTATCTGCTATAGTCCAAACATCGTTATACTGCTGCGCCTTTTCCCAAAACTGGCGGTTAAATAAGTTCAGGCCGCTAATTTCAGCAAAAATATAAAGCCGCCGGCGTGTTCTGTCATAGTGCATCCGCTCAAAGCACAGCGGGTCCACGGCATAACCAAAGTCAAGGCCCTGCCTGATACGGTCAAATACTGCAATCTCATCCTGGGTAATAGTCCGCAGCTCCACGTTGTTAAATACTTCTAAGCCGGTGCCCACTTCTTCGCCCAGGTATTCGTGGCGGTATGCTGTTTCATTGACTTTCT